TGTATTATCGGTAGGAGAGCAACCTAATTTGTGGGGCTTCATACCGATAATACATTTTAAGAATGAGGCGGAAGAGACGCAGTTATTCGGCAATTCCGAGTTGGAAGCAGTAGAGCCATATTTTAAGGCGTACCACGATGTGATGTTACATGCTTTGCAAGGTTCAAAGATGCATTCAACTCCAAGGATGAAGTTGCAGTTAAAGGATGTCAGCGGCTTCCTTAAAAACAATTTCCCTGAAGCGTGGGAAAGTATTCAGCAAGGTCGACCAGCGAGAATTGATTTAACAGGTCATGAGCTTTTAATCTTTACCAATGAAGAGGATGCGTCGTTTATTGAGGTTAGTTCAGCGATAGGTGATGCGGGGTCATTGGTAAAGATTAAAAGCTCATGACCTGTTAAATCAATTCTCGCTGGTCGACCTTGCTGAATACTTTCCCACGCTTCAGGGAAATTGTTTTTAATGAAGCCGCTGACATCTTTTAACTGTAACTTCATCCTCGGAGTTGAATGCATCTTTGAACCTTGCAAAGCATGTAACATCACATCGTGGTACGCCTTAAAATATGGCTCTACTGCTTCCAACTCGGAATTGCCGAATAACTGCGTCTCTTCCGCCTCATTCTTAAAATGTATTATTGGTATGAAACCCCATAAATTGGGTTGCTCTCCTACCTTCAAATCTGGTGGTACGTCTCCTTCAGCTTGTGTTACAATGCTATCTGCTGTTACGATTTGGGTATAGTTATACTGCCTTCTTCCCTGATCCCACATTACCCTTGCCGAAATCGTATATGCTACTGGCTCATGCGTAATGGGATCCAACTCAATATCTGCAACTTGCTCTGGCGGTATGATTGTGAAATCCACTGAACCACCAACACGCTCTGGATAAAGAACACTTCTCTTGTTATTCACATACAAATATAGAAAACAGTCGCCATCTCTCAATGTCAATTGGTGAACTCGCAAGATTCTACTTGTCCAATCCACGAGATAATCATCTAACACTGCCTGTGCTTCCTCATCCGCACACCTGAAATGCGGCGCACCCATAAACCCAGCTAATGTGTTTATAATCGGCTTTGCAAACCCCGCTCCTAACTTGTAAGCTTCGTTTGTATTGCGATATAATTCACGTGCTAACTGATAATTTACTCGTGAGGTATTTAATGAATATGACGTGTTATAAGCATTGACAACCCATCCATATTGCCCATAATCGGGTCGCCTTAATTTTGATATTTCCCCTGCAAGCCACTTAAACGGATTCGCCGTAGATCTTCACCCCCCGCAAAACGTCAATCCCTTTAGGACTACGTTTTTCTATATTTTCCACTATGTGTATTATACCATACCTCAGCGCATCCATTGCATGATCATACTCTTTTTCTGGTTCTTCTTTTATTTGATCATTTACTTTTTTCCAGTGGTAACTCTCAATCTCATCCAATGTATTACTCAGGCCTCGGAAGAAGAACAATCTCTTTTCTCGCAGTAAGCCTGTAACTGCCGCTATGCCCTCTTTAACAGTATTATTTGCAGATATAGCATTAAAACCTTGCCTGCGGAGCTCCTCAATTAGCACTGGAGCTGAAGGATCAACCAGTATAGCATCTATTTGTTCACCTTTGGACAACCTTGCCAAATCAGAAGCAACATCCTGTGGTAGCTTCCGCCTCTCGTAATATTCCCTGTAAGCATATACATTGCCATCATCATCTATGGCCAGCCAAATCGCAGCCATCGGATTGTTGTAGCCAAAATCCATGCCAATGATCCTTCTCCAATTGCTAGGCAATTCTAATGGCTCAATTATGTGTATTCCAGCATCAAAATCCTGATAAACCAATCCTTCAGGCTTCACGAACTCTCCCAAGTAAAACATTCTGAACATCCAATCTGGCATAGTTCTACGTGCAACTTCTATCTGCTCCCTTGGATAGTACGGATTTTCTGCTGTGCCGAATTGAATAACATCTATGGCTGGATCTCCTTCCTTCCACCGATCGTAGATATCCGTCTTTAACCAATTAAGAAAATACGGTGTTGTTGTTATTAGAATTCTTCCTTTATGAAAGCCTACACGCCTCTGTGCAACATGCCATGCTTCGCTACGCATCTGGCCTGCTTCGTCTAACCAAACAGCATTCACGTGCACACCTTCCATACTTAAAGGCCTATCCGCTGAACGAAACAGCACTCTGCCTCCGCCTTTCAGGTAGTAAACCTTTTCCATTGATTTGTACGTTCCACCATGCCAATCATTCAGTATTTCCAACGCCCTCGGTAAAAGGATATCTTTCAGCATCGGATATGTGGGAGCTACAGCCAAGTAATCGGCCTTTACATCTTTCTTTATTTCTCTTGCCAGCCAGATTGAACCAAACCACGTTTTGCCTCCACCAGTGCCAGCTATCATTGCCACATATTGCGCTTCGCTATCAAAAGCCCTTGCTTGGCCTGGATGTAATTCGTATGTAAATTTAGGCATTAGTTCCCTCGGTTTGCTTGATTATCTCAATTATTATCGGCTCATCAGTTTCGCCTTTTTCAATGCTTGTAGGTTCGCCCCTGCTTAATCTCTCTAACTTCGTTGCTATATCTAGCCACGTAGCCAGATCTCTGGGAGANAAAGCATTCACATCTATCTCTTCCAACCGTGCCTTAATCAATTCTTGCATCCTAACTGCTAGCTCGGCATGCCTTCTAGACATCTCTATTATGGCCTGTTCTTGTTCCTTGCGTTTAAGTTCTTCCAGATACTGATCATAAGCTTGAACACGCTCCACCCAGTTATACTTGGACGACCACTTAATCAAAGAGCTTCTGTTCCTCTTGCCAGTAACAGCGAGAACCTTATCTATGCTGCGTTCTGAGCCAAGATCTCGGTATATACAAAATGCGGCATAGGCCTTGGTGGTTTCATTGCTCAATCTTTCCCATAACTCGCCCATTGAATTTCTATCTGCACCCCCTTCATACCTATATTGGTGCTTCTATCAGTATAACCTGCCCCCCATTAATGTTCTTACCTCATTTTCATTATACCCCATACGGTATAGCCGCTCTTCAACTAACAGTTTTAACGCACGGTTCAGCTTCGCATTTCCATGAACCTCTTTGTGGCATTCNCNGCACAGCATTANGCACGTTTCTACGCTTTCNTGCTCTCTTCTTCTACCATACCCAGAAATAACATGGTGTAACTGCAACTCGCTTGTTAACTTACCGCANAACTCACANCNNCCATTAGCACGCTTTCTAACTACTTCGTAAACGTCATTCACCCGCACAAGCTCCACCCACACAACGGACAAGTTACACANCCGCTNTCNTGNATTACTNNNGNGCCGCANTCTGGNCAANANACATAATCGTGCGCACTCTGTCTCTTCATTATCTCTTGTTTCCTTTCTCTATTTATAATTTCCATACTATCAAACTTGTCATCGCTCATAATTCTATCTACCTCATCCTTTCTGTGAGATAACATGTCAAACTCTAAAACTTCTCGCACTTGGCCCCTTTGTGGCGCATATGACCCCTTTGTGACCCCTTTATGATGCCATTGACACGTTAGCCACACATACCCCACCCACAACTCGGGCACACCACACAGCCGCTTTCGAGAATCACTTTTGCGCCGCACTCTGGACAATAAACATAATCATGTGCACCTTGTTTTTTCATGATCTCTTTCTTCTCTTCAACAGTCTGTGTTTTAACTTCATCATTCATACGCAACACTCCCTAACGCTAAAATTACAGCACGGCATATCTGTCCTGCAAATTATTATCTATAATATGCTTGTTTATCCTGTTTTTTGCAATTTCATAGTATTCTTTATCCAATTCAAAACCTATATAATTACGATTTGTATTGATGCAAGCTATTGCTGTCGTACCACTCCCTATACAATTGTCCAAAACTAATTCGTTTTCATTGGTATATGTTTTTATTAAATATTCACATAGTTCGACAGGTTTTTGAGTAGGATGTACATTCCTATTATTTCCATTACTAAACAATTGAACTGATGAAGGGTAACGTGTTCCTTCATTGTTAATTGCTTTTTTTATTGTTTCGGCATTGCCATGTATTCCAACAGTTCTTTTTCTAGGTTTATCTTTATATGGTTTTCCTATTTCCATTTGTGGATTATAAGTAGGCTGTTTTTTATAAAATACCAATATATTTTCGTGTTTTTTTGCTGGTTGTTTTTTTACTAGCATAAAGTTAGTGGCAAGTGTTTTTTGCCATATCCATTCATATTTAAACAATTTAAGATTACTCATAACTAATGCACTTGTAAAAGGTTGGCTACCGAATAGCACAATTGCACCATTATCTTTAATAATTCTTTCATATTGTTCCC